CGTCCCAGCTGCCAGAAGCCGTTAGACGGAACGCAGCGGCCCCCCAGCCGTTCGCCAGATACCAGTCGGTGGTGACCGCCCCCTGGCTGACGCCGTCCTTGTACTTCGTCACGCTCGAGATCGTCGAATCCGGGCCGAAAGGGATCTGCATCCCCGGCACGGTGATCGCGATCTCGACCGTCGTTGATCGCGTGTACCAGTTGGTCATCGTTTCCCACAGCGTCACGCCGGCGTCCAGCGACCGCTGGAGCGCGGAGTTGTCGTCGCTCCACGGGATGCGACAGTGATCCCGGAACGCCGCTAGCTGGAAATTGTGCGCTGACTGGCTGGTGATCTTCATCGCGATCCCCGATCAAGCCAGGGCCGGGAGCCGAAGCCCCCGACCCCGGAGAAAGGCTCAACCGATCAGGCGGTGCCGTAGATGAGGCGGGAACTCGCCTCGGCCAGGGTCCACTGCCCATCCGCCCGCATGTGACTGCGGTAGGTGACGATTCCCGAACCACCGTTGGTGTACGGGTCTTCCTGGGTCTGGAGAGTCTTCCGCAGCGACACCCGATACGAACGCTTGTCGAGGTACAGCGCCGCCACGTTGCCAGCACCAGCCGCCGGCATCGCGTCTGACAGGTAGATCGGCGAACCGAGCAGCGTGCCGACCGACAGCGGATCCGACTGCAAGGTGCCAGTCGACTGCGGGAAGAAGATCATCCGGTCGTTGGCGTCAACGCTCTGCACGATCCGAGCATGAACGTCTGGCGACATGATCCACGACTTCGCGCCGGTCCGATACCGGCCGGGGACCGCAGACTGCACTGCGAGCAGGTCTGAAAGCTCGATGTCTGCGACCGCATCCTTGCCAGCGCCCATCGTCGAATCGTTGATGTCGCTAGCGCCGGCTGCGTTGATGTGGGCCTCGGTGGCACAGAGACCACCCGGACCAGTCCGAGCACTGTCGAGCGGATTCATCGTCGCGAGATACGCGGCGTCCCAGCCTTCGGCGTAGCTTTCGACGTGCTGAAGCAGCGTCTCGGCCATGGCCTGCGGACGGTTGTCCTGAAGCATCTCGAGCGTGATCTGGGTCTCGAGCGCCATGCGGTAGGCTCGGAACCTGATTCGATCGAACGTCGCCTGGGCAGCGGTGAACGCAGCACCCTCGGCGGTGATGCCGACAGTCGGGATCCGGTTGACGACGGCCGCGATCTCGTTGTCGTGATCATCGGTGACCACAGTACTAGCAGCCATCGCGCCGCTAATCTTCGGCAACTTCCGAATCAGCTCATTCTTGAGATCGACCGGCACGAGCGACGCATCGGTCGCGGTGTCGTAGGGAGCGCGGGTTTCGACCGGCTGGCCCATCTTGCGGAGAAGTCGGTAGCCGGCTTCATCGCACATCGCCTCGAACGATCGGCCCTCGGGCGGTGCCGGCGTATCGCGTTCGACCTGCGTGCCGTTGCCCTTGAACTCAAAGGTCGTGAGTTCCATCGAGTCCTTGGCGGATTCGCGAATCTCAGCGATCTTGATCTGCTCGCGCAGGCCCCGGTACTCGTTGTCTGCGATTTCCAGTTCCTGCGCCTGCTCGAGACTCAGTTCCCCGTCGATGTCCAGGAGACTATCGACACGCTTTCGGGCTTCGGTAGCGTCCGCCCGCATCTTGACAAGGTCACCCATTAGGTGTCCCCCCGTAATTTGCCACGGCGCCTCGATAAGCGCCCTGGACGACTGCCGAAACTTCGACGATGTGACCACTAGTCACCTCGCGCATGCTCGACTTTTTTCCATGTGTCCAACGATCTCCGTCCGGTTCCACGTAGAAACCGATCGAGACCGAACCATCCAAATCGCCACGCTCAAATGCTTCGCGAATGTCCGGACGCGAGTCCGGCAGCTTCGCGGTGAACTCGAGTCCCTCCGGCGTCTCGCGGAACGACAGCGTGCCGGCGCCCACCCTTGCGAGTGGAACGCCGCGCTGATCGTGCTGCGTGAGCATCACGGTATTCTCGTCGTACGTCAGAGCGCCGGGTCGGATCTTCTCGCGGAACGATCGCCCCGCGCCCGGGATCGGGTGCGACAGCTCGTTGTACGGAACAGCGATACCGCTCAGCGAATTATCCGAGGCCGTCGTCGTCTTCGTCGACAACAACCGCATTTCCAGCTTCTGCATCGTCGGACCCCCCGGTCGTCGCTTGCATGTTCGGACCCACGTACATTTCGTCTCCACCGTCGATCGGTGGCAGCCCCAGTTCCCGTCGCACTTCGTTCGGCGTCATCACGCCCAGCTGTACCGCTTCGCGATACGCCTGCATCGACTCGTTGAAGGAGCCGCGGAGCAGCGCCGTCTTGTCGAACTTGATGCAGTAGTCCGGCCCATACAGCTTCGAACTCAGCTCTGCGCCCCAGGCGTCGGTGTACGCCGCCAGCGAATCCGCGTACATCCGCGACTGCTCGGCGGTGTAGGCCGACCCCGATTCGCTGAACAGGACGTAAGGCGGAATGCCGAACACCCGCGCGACGTCTTCAATCGCGTTCTTCCTGCCGGCGATCCAGTCCTGGTCGACCAGACTGCGACCGACCTGCTGCACCGTCGCGCCGTTCTGGGCGATGATCGGACGGAGCATTCCTTGGGCGCCGGTGTGGCTGTTGACGAATGCGTCCGCCATCTTCCGGACGCCGTCAGCCCCGACCGATTCCTGTGTCGTTATTGCAAGCTTGCCAACCCCTGGTGCTCGGTAGCCTTCGAGGCCGGCTGTCTCGAGCAGGCTGGACATTGCCATCGTGCGAGCGGCGTCGACGATCGGTGAGCTGCCCCACAGCTGCCGGATGGCTGACGGCATCCGCAAGTGCAGGATGTCGCTGGGTGCTACCTCGCCGTACTCGGCCGTCTGGTAGTAGTACCGGCCGTCGTCGGTCCGGTTCATCTGGACGTCTGCGTTGTTCAGCGGGATGAACTGATCAAACGCTAGGCCCCGCCGGCTGATCAACGCGAACGAGTTGCCGTACAGCAGGCACTGGATGAACATCCACCGCTTGAAGTCGGCCGCGGTGTGGAACTCGCTGGCCTGTTCGGTCAGCGCCACGACGATCGGATCGCGGCCGATGTCCACCCACTCGTCGCCCTGGTACTGAAATGCCCGGATCGGCATCCGTGCCAGGTCGCTGCTGATCGCGGTGACCGCTCGGCGGACCGCCGGCAGTCGCATCGCCTTCGGTGGGTACTGGGCGAACTGCTGGACGCTGTCGGCGTTCTGGTTTGGGTAGGTCGGCCACCATGAACCATCGGCGCCGCCGGCGGAACCGGCGATCACTCGCGGCCATCGAAAAAATCGACGGATGTCCAAGTCGTTCCCCCCGGAACACGAATTAGAAGGCGATCGAATCGGGGTCTGAATACGCCCCCGGTCTCTCCGCACCCTCTTGAATCAGAACCCCTGCCACCATCACCGCACTCATGATCGGATCGATGATCCCGCGCGTCTTGTGCGGACTCTTCGTGGGCCGATAAGCTCCGTTTACATTACCCTCTAGAACGACGTTTGCCAAGGCATATTCCGCAACTAAACACGGCTGGAGGCAGAACTTGCGATCCTTGGCGAGCCCTTCGAACAGGTAGGTGGCCGGCCCCAGCGCCACCATGGTCTGCGGATACCGGCTCATGGGCAGATCCGTCTCGGCGTTGTAGCCGTCCTCGAGGTCGCCCCACCCCTCCATATTGACCTTCATGCCGCCCATCGCGTCGTAGCCGATTCGCTTCAGGTTGGTCCGCTGCTTCAGCTCCCACAGCTTCTCGCGGACCGATTCGTACTGCACCGAGTTGTCGCAGACCGTGACGTGTGGGTACTTCTCCCAGGCGTTGAGATGCCGCTGGTAGTCCCGTTTGCGGCTTCCTGGTTCCTGCCGGATCACCCAGTGATGCCACCGCATGCAGAAGTTCGATTCATGCCACCAGCCCCAGCACAGGCTTGTGATGTCGAACGACTTGCTGAAGTCGATCGCCGCGTACACCGCGACGCCGGCGTCTGGGTACTCCGGCGGGTTGCCCGTGTTCTCCTGCCAGACGTCGCCGCCCACCCATTTGATGCCCTTCGTGGAGAACCGGCAGCACTGCATCCGTTCCCACGTTTCCATATCCCCCTCCGCCTGGTAGGTCGCCAGCTGCCGGTGATAAGACTCGACCGGGATCGTGTGGCCGAGTGACGGGTTCGCCTTGATCCAGACCTCCGGCCCGCCGTCGATCATGTCGTCCTCCTCGTCGAGACCGAAGAAGGCGGCGAAGGTCTCCATGTCCCAGTGGTCCTCCTCGAGGCTCATCTCCCAGCTGCGGCGTTTTGTGTAGTAGGGCGAGTCGCGGCCGGATGTCACCGAGCCCGGTGTGGTCACCGAGATCATCACCGCGTGTACGTTCTTCCCCAGCCCGCTGGTGATCTTCGACAGCCAGTCGGTGGTCTGCTCGCTGGATTCGTCGACGAAGTACACGACGCCCTTCAGGCCGTCCAGGGTGGTCGCCCGTGCCGCCTTTGTCTCGATCCTGCCTTTCGAGGCCCTGCACCGCAGCTCGAGCTTCGTGGTCTCCCACTCCGCTTGATCACCGACGTCCGGGTCGTTGTAATCCCCCCAGGCGTCGACGGCGAAGGCCCGGCACGACTGGTAGGCGACCTGTGCTTGCTGGACCGTGTTGGCGAGGATCACCGTCGACGATCGCTCGATCGTGCTGGCGAAGTACAGGAGCAGGGTCGAACCCATCGTGGTCTTGCCGGCGCCGCGAGCGACTTCAATTGCCAGCTGCTTGTACCGGCGATTCCCGCAGGCCCGCCGTCGCCAGAACGCAGCGCCCAGCACCCACGCTTGCCACGGCAGCAGCTCGAACTTGGTCCCGCTCAGCTGGTGTCCGTCGTTGATCACGAGGTCATCCAACATCGCTTCGTACCCGAGCCAGTCGTCGTGGTCGAAGTACACGTCGTCGCGCTCGAGGTCCGCCATCCACCGCCGGCACGCGACGGTGATCGCCCGGTTCGCTGCGATCTCGCCGGCGACGACGCCTCGCGGGAACGCATGCGGGTCGAATCTGGGCATGCCGGGTTCGGGTTCTGACTCGATCATCTGAGTTTCCGCTGGAAAAGATGCTTG